ATGAGCGCCATGAAAACGACCCGCCCCTTGACCCTGGCCCTAGTTGCCTCACTGCTCGCGCTCACTGGCTGCGCGGCACTCCAGCCGAAGCCAGCTCCCACTGTGACGGTTACGGCCACCACGACTGTCACGGCGACCGCATCGGCGACACCGAAGTCCACGACGCTCGCCAGCCTGGACGCGGTGAGGGTCGAGCTCATAGCCGCAGGGATGCCGTGCGACAACTGGACGATCATCGCCGACATTGCCGGGACGTGCGACAGCCTGGTACTCGTGTCCTTCTCGCCCGCCACGGACCCCGACCGGAAAGTGATGATGTCGGCCATCACCTTGTCACTGTCGGCGATTCGGGCGTCTGGCCAGCCGGTCGGACTGCTCGTCGGCGACAACTGGTTCATCCGCATGCACAAGGACGACGCCAAGATCGTACAAGAGACGATGGGCGGCATCATCCTTCAATGACGGGCATGAGCGTCCTCTTATCTGGGCCCCGGACCCTCACGCTCGTACGAGGATCGCAGTCCATGACCTCCCCTGACATCGGCACCTACGCCGACCATCTCCGAAATATGGGTCGTCCTCGCTCGACGATCTACCTGCGCACATGGCAGCTGCGGCGCTTCGCCGAGCAGCACCCGGGCAAGATCCGCGCCGCGACGACCGCCGACCTCGTCACGTACCTCAACTCGGGCGAGTGGGGACCGTCGACGCGCTACTCCATCAGGGCCACGTTTCGTGACTTCTACCGGCACCTGGTCGCGACGCGCGTGATCCGCCACTCCCCCGCCGAAGCCCTGCCCCCGATCCACTTCGCCCATGTGAACCTGCCCGCTGCACCAGACGCGGCCATCCTGGCGGCCGTCTGCGACGCGCGAACGCAGCTCATGATCGACCTCGGCGCCCGTCAGGGTCTGCGGCGCTGCGAGATCGCCGCTGTCCACACACGCGACCTACGCAGCGACCAGGAAGGCTGGCTGCTCGTGGTTCACGGCAAGGGCTCGCGTGAGCGCACGATCCCGCTCCACCCGGGCATTGCCGCCCGGATCGCGGCCGCGCCCCGTGGATGGCTGTTCCCGGGCCGTAACGGGCACCTGACGCCTTGCCGGGTCGGCGTGCTCATCTCCGCCGCGCTCCCGGACGGCTGGAGCCCTCATAGCCTGCGCCGGCGGTTCGCGACCCGCGCCTACGAGGGTGAGCATGACCTGCGCGCCGTCCAGTTGCTGCTCGGTCACGCGTCGCTGATGACGACGCAGGTGTACCTCGACACGGGGTCGGCGTCGATGCGGACCGCGCTGAGGTTCGCGGCATGATGACTGTTCCGACAGGTGAAGGAAGAGGAAGATGACCGACGTGGCGACGATGACCCTGATCGACTTCCTGCTGGCCCGCATCGCCGAGGACGAGGCGGTGGCGCGCGACTCGCTGGCCCTGTACGGCCCTGGCTCCTCGCTGTACGTCGCCCGCCACGATCCTGCCCGCGTCCTCGCCGAGTGCGCAGCCAAGCGGCGGATCATCGCCGCCCACGAGGCTGCCGACTTCGCACTGAATGACGACGTGATTCGGCTACTCGCCCTCCCGTACGCCGAGCACCCCGACTTTGACGAGGCGTGGCGGCCGTGAGCAAAGAGACCGACGAGACCGCGGCACAGATCGCGCGACTCCACGAGGCGATTGCACCCTTCGAGCGGATCACCCTCGCCAAGATGGAGACCGTCATCGACCAGGCGATCGCGGATGCAGGTCCGACCGAGGACCGACTGCCATGGTCTGACCCGCACCGCATCCTCGGCGACATCCGACGCGCCCGTGACGAGTGGCGGCAAGCCGAGATCGACAACTACAACGCCATGGCTGCGAACTACGTGCTCGTGGTGGCGAGCCCTGCCCTGACCACCGACAGCCCCCCCAAGGAATGGTGAAGTGATGGACAAGCAGCAGCAGGAGTACGCGGACGCTCTCGACGAGGTCGACCGCAAGGTCGCGGCCGGCGAGATGACCGCCGGCGAGGCTGCCGTCTGGCGTCAGAAGCTCCTCGCCGAGTCCACGGAGCGGCCTCGACCGACGTGGGCCAAGGTCCTGATCGTCGTGGCTGTGGTCGTCGTCGCGATCCTGATCATGCGGGTCTTCGTCGCTGTTGCGGGCTTGTCCTAGGAACACCAAAAGACGCCCTCTCCCGTGGCGGCGGGAGAGGGCGTCTTGGGCTCGGCTTGGGTCCGAGCGGCGGGGATTGTCAGTGCGAGACGACCCGCAGGTACCAGGTGTCGTCGAGGATCTGCCCTGTGGACGTCGTCACCCGGCACAGGACGAAGACCTCAGTCCCACTCGCCGCGGACAGGCGCACGGTCACGACGGCGCCGACCCGGGTCGTTGCGCCCACGGTCGCGTTGGTCGCGGTCACGCCGTCCCGGTCGACGATGGTCACCACCTGCGAGGCGATGGTTTCGCCGACGGCGAGCTGCGGCGCCCAGTCGAATGAGCGGTCCCTGGTTTCGTTCGGGTCGATCGTGTTGTCGGTGGTCACGTGACGCTCCTGACGTAAGGGCGGGTGGGGACGGTGCGGGCGGAGTCTCGGGTGGGGACGGTGCGCGCGCTCACGCGGGCGGGGACGGTGCGAGCGTGGTCGGCGTCGACTACGTAGTTGACGGCGCCGAATGCGGCGATAGTGGCGGTGGCGCCGATCGTGGCGCCGGATGAGATGCCGGTGGTCACGCTGCCAGCGGCGGTGATCGTGGCGGTTGAGGTGAGGCCCGCTCCGGTGGATCGGTCGACGGTACCGACGGCTGTCGTTGTGGCTGTGGCTGGGAGGCTTGCCCCTGTCGTGGTTCCGACGATGCCCGAGCTCGTGACGGCAGCAGTGGTCGCCATTGTGGCGCTCGAGTTGACACCGGATGTGACGGTGCCGGCGGCGGCGAGCGTGACCGTGGCCGGGATGGAGGTCCCGGTGTTGCGTCCTGTGACGCCTGCCGCAGTGATGGTGGCTGTGCTGGCTAGTGTCGAGCCCGTTGACGCGCCGACGACACCTGCTGCGGTCGTGGTGGCGGTGCTGGGGATGCTCGCGTCGGAACTGCCCGCGGCACCCGAGACGCTGCCTGCTGCCACGACGGTGGCCGTGATCGGGACGCTGGCGCCTGTGGCCGTGCCCGTGACGCCCGTGGATGCGACGGTGGCCGTGGTGGGCAGGGATGCGCCGGTGTTGACGCCGACGACACCGGCGGCCGTGGTGGTGGCCGTGACGGGCAGAGTTGAGCCGATACTGAGGCCCACCACGCCGGACACGCTGATGGTGACGGTCCCGGCGTAGGTGCTGCCGGTGGATCGCCCAACGATGCCTGCCGATGTGACGGTGGCTGTGCCTGCGAGCGCGGATCCGGTGGTGAGCCCGATGGTGCCCGCTGTTGCGGTCGTCGCAGTGCCGGCGAGGGTCGCCCCGGTCGACGTGCCGACGATACCCGCGGCGGTGACGCTGCCCGTGGAGGCACTCGTTGCGCCCGAGCTGACACCTGTGGCGGCAACCGTGCCGACGGCCGTGATCGCGGCGGATGCCGGAAGGCTGGCGCCTGTACTGAGGCCCACCACACCGGCAGCGATGATCGCCACGGTCGCCGCCAATGCTGCGCCGGTCACCCTCCCGACAACGCCTGCTGAAATGGGGGATGCTGTGGCGGCCAGGCTGGCGCCTGCTGAAGTGGCTATGTCTGCCACTACAACGTCGAGACCGTACCAAGGGGTGCCATAGTTGGCCTGAGGCGGGGCTGCGCCCGTCCCGAACAGCGGCGCGTACGCCCCTTGTGAGTACTGGTTGTTAGAGACGGTTCCGCCCGCGTACGTGACAACGACCCCATCCGAAGACGAAGCCCCGGAGGACGCGAACATGTTGGTCGTCCGGGGGTAGTAGCCGACCGGGAAGTACATGCTCACCCAGTAGCGCAGTCCGGGGGTGAGTCGGACGGGGCTCGCCAGGGTCAGTGTGGTACGCGACCCGATACTGAGAGTGACGCCCGCGCTGCCCCCCAGGTAGGCGTCCGGGTAGGGGCTGGCGGTGCCGTACTGGGTCCAGATATGAGCGGTCACCTGCTGGCTGGTCACCGTTGAATTGGTCCCCGTCGGGATCATCATGGTCACAGCGGTTAGAAGCCGGTCGACGGAACCGCTGACCTCGAACGGCATTGCCACGACGGTCGCCGTGGCGTCCGTGTTGGCACCCAGCGCAGAGTCGTTCGTCGTGGTGAAGATGCGGCGCGTCGTGGCTGCTGCCGACAACGACTCAGCACCCACGGCCTGGTACTGGCGCGGAATCCAGGCGTTGTCCCAACCTGAAACGGTGTCCACCGCGTTGTAGGCAGTGAACGCGGCGCGTTTGAGCGTCTGGTCTGCCGAGGAGATGTTGTCGTGCAGTTCCGACCGGTTAGTTCCATATCCGAGGTACGCGATGTGACGCGGCGGTGTGGTGCAGGCCGCGACCGCGTCCACAGCGAACAAGCCGCTGGCGATGTGGTCCTGGTGGTCGATACTGGCGTCACCGAACGGGGTCAGATGGTTGTGGTGACGGACCGTCGTCGCGCCATATAAGCCGATGGCGGCGGTCAGGACAGCCGTCAACTCGGCTTTGGTGTAGGTGTTGGCGCTGTCAACGGAAGTCAGGCTGCCAGTGGACCCGTCATACAGGTGCTCCAGATAGTGCGGGTTCCCGGCGATGGCCGCCCCACCGTCAGCCAGCCGCAGGTAGCACAGCCGCACCGCCGTCCCGTTCAAGGTGGACGTGGCGACTGTCTTTCCCGCAAGGGTGACGGTCGTGTTCGTCCAGGTCGGACTTCCCACCCCAGCCATCTGAGCCCAGGCGGCCTTGGTGGCTGTCATCCCCCCTCTCGTCAGTACCTCAAATCGAGCGGGTCACGCCGCGATGGGCGTGATGGCGATACTCAGCGAGGTCAGCGTGAACGTGTTGGTCGCCACCCACGGCTGCGGGCTGGTGAGCGCAGCAGACCCGTTGAAGGTGCCCGCGGTCGATGCGGTCCACAGCGAGATGTGCGACAGGGTCTCCGACGTGCCGCCATTGGTCCACGTGCTGGCCATCGACGTCATCGCCTTCGACCCGGCGGCCGCGGCGCCCATCGTCGCGTTCACGCGGGTCGTCGAGCCTGCGGCGGCCGCGGTGGCCCCAGACGCGCCCGGGTCGGCGGTGTGCAACTTGACGTAGCACGAGGCGGTTGCGAAGAGGGTGTCCAGCCAGCTGTTGACAGCGGCGGCGGCGAGTCCAACGGTCATGACTTTTCTCCTTGTGTGAGTGCTTGAACTTCGTCCTCGGTGAGGATCGCGATGGCTTCGATGGGCTGCTCACTGACGACGTTGCCGTCGTCACGGACGGTTCCGGTTGCGGTGATCCGCATCTGGTACAACTGGCCGGTCATGTCTCTCCTTGGTGTAGGTGGTGCGGTCAGGTCTGGTCGGCGATGATCTGCCACGTGCGGTCCATCGCGTGCTGCCAGGTGGTCGTGTGTCCGCGGACCATCCCGCCGGCCACCGGGACGCGGTACTCCCACGGGCACGGGTGGGCGAGGCGTGTCCAGCGGCGGACCTTCGCCCGGGTCACCGGATCGGGACGGTGCAGTCACCCTGTTCGGCCAGCAGCTGGGTGAACGTGGCGAAGGTCATCTTGAACTTGCCCTTGAGACCCCATCCGGAGCCCCACGAGTTGAGGAACGTGAGGTACTGGCCCGCGAGATTGACCCCGAGCAGGCAGATCTCGTGCCCGCCGGCGATCTTGCCCGAGATGGACACGAAGCCCTTCGAGTCGGGGGTGAACATGCCCTCGTACCAGTTGATGCCGCAGATGACCGGGGTCAACTGGAGCGCGGCCACGGCGTGGTCGAAGCCGAAAGCGTGCGTGTAGCCCGAGATCAGGCCTTCGTTCTTCGCGGCCTTCATCGCGGACAGGCCATCCGAGCCGGTGTCCACCTTTTTGGTAGCGAGGTTGTACCAGCCGGGCGCGTTGTCGAGCTTCGTCGCCTCGGAGTAGATCCGCAGCGCATCAGTCTCGGTGAGCGCGCGGCCCTTCACCCACAGCGGGAGCGTCATGAGCGCGTCCACGGTGGCGTTGCCGGTGCAACTCCCGACCTGGCCCTGATCGAGGACCGGGCCCTTGTGCGTGTGCAGGACGGACTTGACGACGGCCGCGGTGGCCGCCGGGAAGTTCAGCGAACGCGGGTCGTGGTTGACGTGGCGGCCCAGCGGGAACGGGGTACGGAGCAGGGTCATGGAGTCCTCACATCTGGTCGGGTGGTCGGTTCTCCTGGTTGGAGATCCGGGCGTTGAGCTCGGCGAACTCAGCGTGCATCTCGGCCTTCAGGTGATCCATCGCCGACTCTCCATGGTTCGGTGCGGAGTCGTACGCCGCCAAAGCGGAGGAATGCGCCGCTGCTGTCGACACGCGTTCGAGCCTGTCCAGTCGGACCATGACGCCCGGACGTTCAGGGACACCAGGTCGAGATGGTTCCCCGAACCAGTCGTCCAGCATGTACTTGACCCGGTCCGTCACGTGACGGACCGCCCTGAGGATCGGCCACACCTTCCAGACGACGATGACCCCGCCGAACACCCACAAGAGGGTGGCGACGAGGTCTGCCAGGTTCACGTCCTGGAGCCATTGCGGCATAGTCTCCACCCCCCCCGAGCTCGATCAAACTCAGATGGTGGTGGGCGGCGTACCGTCGGGCGCGCTCGTCACGGGCACGTCCGGCACGGTGGGAGGCGCGACCACGAAGGGATCGGCACCAAGGTCAACTGTGGCTGTCGGCATCGTCGGGGCCGCGTCGGTCGCGGGGGTAGTCGTCGGCACGTTGCTGGCGGCGGTGGCGCCGATCGCTGCACCTACGTACAGCAGGACGGAGCCTGCGACGATGATCCATGACGGCTGCGACAGCTGCGCGGCGGCGAACCCGGCGGCGACCGCCCCGAGAGCCACGATCGCGAGGGCATAGGCGGCGTAGACGCCCTTGCGCCAGGCGTTGGGGATGATGTTCGTGAGCATGTCAGACCGCCTTCTGCTGGTTGCGAATGCTGGCCTCGAGCGACTCGAGGATGTCGGCCTCCGACTGCAGGCACGGTGTGTGGTTGATGACCCACGACGTGCCGTTCCATGTGCGCGTCGAACGGGCGTTCAGGGCGGACAGGCAGGCGTCGACCTGGCCCATCGTTCCGAGCGCGACACGGCCGAACGGGGTGACGAGGTAGAACCCCTCGCCGGTAGCTGTCTTGGCACTCATGACGTGGCTCATGTCGTCGTCCTCCTGGGTCGGTGCGGGTGTGATGCTCATGGGGCTGGTGGGGAATACAGGCGTGCCGGGGATGGTGACCCCGCCCGACACGATGCCGCCGCCACCGGCCTGGACGTCGTCATAGGCGGGGTAGCCGTAGCCGTAGACGTACGGGTCGGTGCGCCGGTGAGTCTTCAGGTACACCCCGTCACCCTCGGGCGAGCCGCTGACGTTGGTGTTGAACTCGATGGTGTAGATATAGGTCGCGTCGAACGAGCCGACTATTCCTGTGTGCTCGCCGCCTCCCGGGCCGAACATGACCTGCGCGCCGACCCGCGGAGTGTCGCCCCAACGGCCGCGAGCCTTCCAGCCAGCGACGCTCACCGCGCACGATGCGGTCACGGGGAAGTCTGCGAGCCCTGCCGAGTGGAAACACCAGCAGACGCCGACGTCGCAGTAGGCGAACCCGTTGGCCCATTCCAGGCCCGGCACCTGTGCGGCGTACGGCTCGATGTTGTTCCAGTGGCCCCCGCTGAACCCTTCACGGAAGCCGACCTGACCCTTGGCGATGTCGATGACTTGCTGCGCTGTGGTCATGGCGCTCCCTAGTTGTTGTAGCCGTAGACGCGGAGCGTGCCGGTCATGTTGCCCGACGAGGCGATGATCGAGAGGCCGTCGTACGCTGCCGCCTGGCTTTGACGGCCCGCGTAGTCCGTGGTGCCGTTCGACGTGACGCCGGTGAAGGTGGAGTTGTTGAGTCGCATCAGCGTCGGTAGCGCGAGCGCCGGCGCGAACAGGTCCGCGATCGTCTGGTGCTCGGTGCCGGCGACCGCGGAGAACGCCCAGCTGGACACGGATGCGGTCGCTGCGGTCGTGATCGCCGCACCCGACGTGTAGGTCTGCTGGTTCGAGTAGTAGTTGTTCGCGTCATCGGTCCCGGAAGCCCGGAGGCGTATGGAGCCGCCCAGGGCGACAGATGCCGACTGGACGTGCATCAGGACCCGGTAGTTGTCGAAGGCCGTCGCGAACACGCCGTTGAGACTCAGCGCGGTCGCGGCAGTGAACGTGACCCGGCCCTTCGCGTCGACCGTCACGCCTGTCCCGGCAACGGATGTCGGGATGATCGGCACCATGCCGCTCGACACCATCAGCCAGGCCGTGCCGTTGCTGATCCGCGTGAAGCCCGTGTCGGACTCGTAGATGACCTTCCCGGTCGACGTGGACGCGGTAGGCCGGGTCGTAGAGGTACAGACCTGGCCGCCCAGCGCGGCGACGAGCGCGGCCAACGTCGTGTCGATGGCGTCCATCGCAGGCTTCACGGTCGCGGTGACGTCCGCGGCGACAGTGAGTGCCGGGTAAGCCCAGCCGTACGTGGCGGTAGACATTCAGAGCCCTTCTATGCGTAGACGGTGACGAGGGTTCCGGCGCCGACGAGCTCGTCAGGGCCGAGGAGTGCGCCATACTGCGCGGTGCCGGAGTATGAGATGCCGAAGCCCCGGACGGTGCCGTTGTTCAGGCCTGAAGCGATGCTGGTGACGTCGACGGTGCCGGTCTGGCCCGGTGCGAGGCTGATGGTGACCGCGCTAGAGAAGCCCGGCGTCGAGCCGGGGAGCGTCATGGCGGCATGAGCGACCACATAGAAGGTGACCGCCCCATCGGCGCCGGTCCCGCGAGGGCCGCGGGTGATAGTCAGCTTCGAGCTGGCGATCGTCTTGCCCGACAAGCCGCCGAACACGTCGCCGTAGCAGAGGATCCCCGCGTTGTCGGCGCTGCTCCCCGCCGTCCAATGACCCTGGTAGAGCTTGGTTCCGACTCCGTTATCGGTGCGGTGCGCCCCGGACCGGTACGTGCCGGCCTGCGACGCCTTCACGGTGAGCGTGCCGCCCGATGACGGCGCGGCGCCCGCGGACCCCGGATCGGTCGAGGCGGGAGGAGTGACGGTCGTCGACACGGAACCGAGGATCACGCCACCCTCAGGGCCCCACATGATGGAGATCCTGTCGGCCACGGTCGGCGCTGCGCCGACATACTGCACCGACCATCGCACGGACCACTGGGCGGACGCCGTTGAGATGACCGCCGTACGGGTGCCCGTGTTGACGCTGACGACAGTCCCGAACTGCGGCCGCGGAGTGAGTGCCGCCATGATGAGCAGGTCGGAGCCGAAACGCTGCAACTTCACCCGGTCACCGGCGACGTGCTGCCGATCCGGCATCCCGTTTAGGACGATGAGGTTCGTGGCGCCACCATCCTGGCGGGCGAGCAGCGGTGAGGCGGAGACGATCGTCGCCGTCCATCGGCCGTCGAACAGGTCCGTGTCGGCAGCAGCTGCCGGATGGTCGAGGTACAACTCGCTCATCAGTTCACCGCCGGAATCGCGATCGTCAACGTCGCCGGAGCCGGAGTGAGCGGGATCTTCGCGGCCACCACATGCCCGACGAGGGGCCCGTCAGGGGTCTGGATGGTGATCATGTCGAGCGGATCCACCTCGAACGGGGCCGGAGTCTCTATCTCGACCAGATCGACACCCTGGGCGAGGAGTTTGCTGAGGAGCGTGTTCGCTGCTGCCGTCGCCATGTCTTGGGTCCGCATCAACGGATCCGACAGCCGCTGCGTGACTGTCCCGAACGTGGTTGCCGCCAACCGGCCCGTCGTGACCGTGGCGCGGCCGACGACAGTCGACCCCGCCAGGTTCGTCCCCTCGACCCGGAACGACGAGTACAGGCCGGTACGCGTCATCTTCGGGACCAGGGAGCCGACCTTGCTGCTCGACAGCGTCAGGACCGACGCCGTACCGGGCGTCACGACCTGCACCTCTCCGTTACGCCCGGCCCACAGGACCGACCCGGTGAGTGCCGCCAGTGAGCATTCCGACGAGAACCGATCCGAGTCGTAGGTGACCGCGGCGCCGACCGTCGTATCACTGAACCCTGCCCACGACGAGGCGACCGGGAGACGTGACCCGGTCAGCCGGACGATCTCCGAGCGGACCGTCGCACCCGATGCGGGCTGCTCGAGGACGTCGATCGGGTCCTCTTCGAGGATCGTCAGCAGGTCGTCGCAGCTGACCGTGACGGAGGTTCCCCGCTTCACGGAGATCCCGTTGCGGTACTTCACCCAACGCACCGACCCGGACGGTACGTTGTCATGGATCCGCCAGGAGCCCATCGGGATCAGTTCACGCCAGTTCGAGCGAGAAACGCCGGCGCGGACTGTGAGCCGCTGCCCGAACCATCCGAGGAGTCCGGCTGAGGTGGCGAGCATCGCCCGTGGATCGGCGACGGTCAGGTCGAGGCGTGACGTGACGGCCTTGTCGCCGACCTCCCACGAGATCGACCCGTCGGTGATCTTCACCTCGCCGAGCGTCTTCGCACCCAGCGAAGACGTCACCTGCGCGCGCGGCTGCAGCCGACCCTGCGTGAACAGGGTCGAGACGGGGAACACGTCAGCCCGCCCGGACGTCGAGCCACGTGGCCCGCGCAGCCTTCACATCGGACCAGAGCGCGAACTGCGCCTTGACGTCGGCCCAGGTACGAATCGGGACGACGAGGCCCCAGTCGTCGGGGGCGACCTCCTGGCCGTTCCAAGACCAGCGCTCAACGCCCTCGAGCGGGTGCCGCGGGGTTTCCTTCACCGATGCCGCGGCGAGGTACATCAGGCCGGTCTGGTGACGGATGATCGACGACGCCCGCAACAGCAGGACACCGTTGGGCGCGAGCATCTGCTCCATCAGGGTCGCGTCGGATGCGGTGCTCGTCTTGATCACGAACGGCCGCGAGGATGGGGTGCGCGGGCCGCTGATCCATGACGGGGCGGATCCGTCGACAGGGACCAGCAGCGAACCGGGACCGTCGCGGGTGACGTCGGCGTCGGTTCCCACCATGAGCGGCAGAAGCATGGCGTGCGCCGGGTCCGCGACGTCCATCACCCAGGCAGTCGTCGGGTCCACGATCGCCGCCGGCGTGACCGTCCCGGACAGGTACGTCTCGAGCAGGGCGCCTGTCGCGCTGTAGGACTCGACCTTGTACGAGAGCGCCTGGCCGGGCGGTACCTGGAAGTCGTCGAGCGCGAACGCCTGGCCGGCCACGATGACGAGCGAGTCGCCCTGGACGCGGACCGTCTGGGCGGCCCACATCCGCCACACGTACACGGAGACGGTCGTCGAAGGAAGTGCCGAAGCGACGAGCGTGACCGTCGGTCCGGGCGTCAGTTTCGCCGTCAGCGTGGAGGTCGTCACTTCCTGTTCCTCCTCTGCGCGGTCGCCAGCGTGGCCGACTCCTGGCTGTACGTGACGCGCATCTCGTGACGGAGCTCGCGGCCGTCAAGGAGCACCTGGACGTTCGCCATCGGGGAGCCGACAGTCACGTTCGGGACGCTTGTCGTGGTGGCGCCGGAGTACAGGGCGCCGTCAGCGTGCGCGACCATGCCCAGGTGCTTGCCGGTCTCCCACCAGATCTCACGCGAGCGGGGCCACTTCTCCTGGGCGAGCGGGATGTACGACTCGCCGCCCGTCTCGGGCTCGGCCCAGACCCGCCAGGCGCCGGCGGGGGCGATCTGGGCGACGTGGTTCTCCATGCCGCCTTGGGCGTAGGACTTCAAGATGCCACCGTCTGCCTGGAGGATCGGCTTATTGGCCGCGATGTAGGACGTCTTGATGAACACCGTGGCCTGCGTGCCTTGCAGGGCCTTCATCGCGGCGTAGGCCGCATCGATTCCCTGGGTGTTGAGGACGCTCTGGATGAAGGCCTGCGTAACCGGCGGCAGATGCACGATCGACGCCCTCAGGTCCTCGACCGACTGACGAGCCTCGGACGCGCCCGGAGCGGTGATAGTCGTCTTCACGTCGCCCGGGACCAGGCCGTACGCGTCGGCGAGCGCGGCCGCCCCCGCGGCGGTGTCGCCCATCGCGATCCGGTTCGCGATGAACGAGTCCCGACCGCGCTGCATCGCCCCGACGACGACCGACGTCTCAGCGTTGGTGCTCGTCAGTTGCTGGACGTACGCCAGCGTCGCCTGGGCCTGCTGGTCGAGCGCGGTCCGGTTCGCGAGGCCCTTTTCGGTGTTGAGATCGAGGGTCTTGCCGTTCTCCTTGATTGCCTTCGCCGTGTCGAGGACCGCCGTCTGGTACCCGATCTGCGTCCCGGACGTCTTCAGGGCGGCCGAGCCGACGTCGAACATGGACTTGACGAGGTCGTCCATCGAGAACGCCGCCGCGTCGGTCGCGGCCTTCATCGTAAAAGCGGCCTTCTGTGTTGCCGTCATCCCCGCCGGGAGTTCGCCCTGCATCGCCCCTGCGAGTTCCTCGGACGTGCCGAAGGTGTACCCGGCGGCGACACCCGCGGCGCGCACCTGTGCGGAGTACTCGGGGAACAGGTCGATGAGCTGCTGAGGGCTGGCGTCCTTCGCCGCGGACGCGACCTTCGTGAACGCGGCGGCAGCCTGGTCTGCGCCACCCCCGGACGCCATCGCGGTCAGACCCTGGTCGAGTTTTCCGAACTGGTCAGTGACCACGCTGACCGCTGTCTTGGCGCCGGTGAGACCAGACATCACCGACTCGACCCAGTCGTTGACCTGGTTGATTGCGCTGGGATGGGTGAGACGGTCGAAAGCGGTCTGGATGTTGTTGACCCCGTCGACGAGGTCAGTGATACCAAATGCGCGCATCCCCGCATTTGCCTGCTTGAAGAACTGATCGATTCCGCTGCCCGCGAGGTCCGCGTTCCCGCTGAGTTTGGCCATAGCCCCAGCGGCATCGTCGAGCCCGCCATACGTGTTCTGGATGCCAGTGGCCTTAACGGCAGCGTTCGCGGCGGCGAAGGCGGCGATGGCGAGCGCCGCCACTCCGGCAGCCTTGCCGACCGCCGTCATCGCCGAAGTTGCCCGCGGGAAGGCGACCGACATGTCCGTGAACGCCTGGCGCGCCTGAACGCCGCTCACCGCGAGTTTCAGCAGACCACCCCCAGCGAGGCCGATGACAGCCACGCCGGCGCCGAGAGACGTGATCAGCGACAGGACCGGGCCAGGCAGGGCCCCGAGCGCGTCGCCAGCCTTACCTGCGCCGTCAGCGAGCTCGGCGACCATGGGCAGGATCTTGCTGCCGGCTGTGATCGCGGCGTCGTTGATCCGATTCCAGGCGATTGTGATCCGGGACTCGGCCGTGTCGTACTGCTTCGTGGCCTCGGTCACGAGGGCCGTGTTCGACGACCAGGCATTCTCGCCCGTGGTCAACGAAGTGGACAACAGGTCGCTGTCTGCAGCGAGACGCCGCAGCCCATCCGACTGCCTGCCCGCGCTGATCTTGAGCCGGGAGAGGACGTCGTCGACGGATCCGCCCGCGGCTTCGATCTTGCCGAGCCCCTGAACGAACGCGGCGGTGGCGCCGGCGGCGTCCGTGCCCCACGCCTGCGTGAACTCGGCTGAGGTCATGCCTGACGTGGCGGCGAGTGCGTCCAGGCCGTCACCACCGGCCCGTACAGCCGCGTCCATCTTCTGCATGGCCTGCGCGACCTGGAGGCCGCCCGCCGAGCCTAGAGAGGCCAGCGCTGACGAGAGCGAAAGCGTCTGGGCCTCGGTCATGCCGATGGACTTCGCGACCCCGGCGATCTTGAGCGCCATGGAGACGATGTCGGATCCGGTCGAGGCGCTGCTGTCGGCAAGGGCGACGATCGTCGACCCGAGCCGGCCCACGTCTGTCGTCGAGGTGCCCATGACGTTCATGAACTTCGCCAGGCTCGTCGCCGCGTCGGTCGCGGTCAGGTTCGTCGTGTCGCCGAGTTCGATCATGACGCGCGTGAACTCCGCGACGTTCGGGGCTGCCACACCGAGTTCGGCGACGGACTGGGCGACGGCGGCGATGTCCTTCGCCGAGGAGGGGATCTCCTTCGCCATGTTGCGCAGGCTCGACTGGAGCGCGTCGAGTTGTGCCGTCGTTCCGGTCGTGTGCTTCGCGACCTGAGTCCACTCGGTATCCCAGTCCATCGCAGCCTTGACGGCGAGCGCCATGCCGCCGGCGGCGAGGGCCCCCATGCCGACCATCGCCGAGCCAAGCTTCTGGGCGCCGGCGGCACCCTTCTCCAGCTGCGCGGCGGTGGCCTTCGACGCGGCCGATACCGACTCGAAGCCAGTGACGACGGCCGGAACGCCCGTGATGGCGAGGTTGACGGCGACGGTACGTGCCATGGCCGTCACCTCGCTTCGTCAAGTTGTCGGGAGGGGCCTTCGTTCGGACACGAGACGCCGGGCTGTGACGCGACGGTCGGCGATCGTGCCGGCTGAGCGTTTGTCCTCGGCGTCGTTCATCTCGCGCCACTGCTCATGGGCGACGCACTTCTCGCACCACAGGGCTTCGACCGCGTAATAGTGGTCGGGGCGGTGGTCGATGGGTTCCTCATCGGTGAGGGTCTGCGACATCCAGCCGCCGCACCCAGGGCACCTGTCCTGCTCGAGCGCCCGGCGGGCCCTCATGATGTCGCGTTCGTCGGCGTCCCACTCGGGTTCGACCTCGAGGTAACCGTCACGGACCCAGGTCCGTGGCTCCCACCCGTGGTACCGCTTGAGGCTGATGCCGAGGCTGTGAGCCTCTTCGACGTCGGCGAGGATCAGGGGTTGTTCGCGGAGGATTTCCGCGAGAAAGGGGCGGCCACAGTGCCGCGGTTGGCGTAGAAGACCTGCATGCCGATCGCGTCCACCTCCCCGAAGCTCAGCGCCGCGGGAGCCTCCGGATCGTCAGCGGGGGGCTGCTCGAAGTCCTCCCATGCCACGGACTTGTTGATCAGCTGTCCGTCCTGCTGAACGCCGCGGAAGCATGTCCTGGTGAGCGCGGCCCGGAAGCCGGCCATGTCGGGCTCGTTGCCCGTGAGGTACTTGTTCACGATCGCCTGGTAGTCCCCGGGCGAGATGATCGCGAAGATCAGGTCGACGGTGTACTCGGCGCCGCGCTTCTGGGCTTCGGCGATCTTGGCGTCGATGTCGGCGGTAGCCGCAGCCTGTTCGGCGTCGATGACCCCGGCCGTCACGGACGGGTCGTCACCCATGCGCACGTCAGCGTTGGCGGACCTACGCGCAACCTCCTGGCGGCGCATCTCGAAGGGGGCGACGATCTGAGTGCGCTGCGCGGCGAACGCTTCGAACTCGTCGACGAGGTCGCGGTCGAGACAGACGGGCATCCGAAGTGCGGACTGGGCGGACTTGCGACGGTCGGCCAAGGCCGCCCTGATGTCGATGGGCATGATGGTTTGGTTTCCTTCCACGGAGTTGCCACGGGGATCCACGGAGAACCCAGCGGGGCGGCCCGTGGCTGCCGCCCCGCTGGGGGTCTTGGTTGGGTCAGGCGACGAGTGCGACCGCGGATGCGACCCGCGTGAAGGCCGTCTTCACGGTCCGCACGAACTTGCCAGACGCCTGCGGGAACTGCGCCTGCGCGCCGAGCTGAACCGCGTACACGTCGACGATGTCGGCGATCGCGAGAGCCGTGGCACGCGCCTTGCCCATGCGGACCACGATGTAGATGCTCGTGTTCGGGACGAGGACAGACGGTGCCTTGTTGCCGGTCTCGGTGCCGGCCCCCTGCGGGGTGTAGACGTAGTTGAGTTCGGCCATGTCGATCGTCGCGATGCCGAACGACTCACGCTTCACCGCGTCCGACAGGCGGGTGTCGTCGTCGAGGACCTGGTCGAACTTCATGACCCAGTCCTTTTCGAGGATGTAGTCCGTCAGGTCGAGCGCGGTGGCGGCGATGTCGGCCATCTTCGGGGCGAGCGGGGTCGTCAGCGTCGGAACGGCGATGACCAGGTTGTTGCCCGGGCTCATCACGCCCACGGGGAAAATGTCGGTGATCACTTGGTGGCCTCCTCAGCCTTGTTGTCGGACGTCTTGTCCTCGGTCTTGGACTTCCCCGCCACCTTGGGAGCGACCTCGGGGATCTCGACGACCTCGGGGGTTTCCTCAACCACCGGGGCGGTCGGAGGGTAGGGGCGACCGTGCTCGTCGGACGCGGGCTCGCTCACGAGGTCGTGGCGCTCCGGGTCGAAGATCGTGGTCGAGTAGTCGAGACCGGAACCGTCGTTCGCGTGGACGCGGTACCAGCCGTTGGCATCGGGATTCATTGCTTCTCCTCAGGTTTCGATGCGGATCAGAAGGGTGGACGACCAACGCAGGTCGTTCGGAACGGTGGTGGCGGGGATGAGCGGACCGCAGTCGAGCTCGGAGGCCTTCACGTCTGGCCGTGTCGAGGGCCAGGGACGCCAGTCGGTGAACGCGTCCCGGACCAGGCGAAGCGTGTGGAGTGCCTGGTCGGTCGTGGAGCCGCAGCAGCGAATCGAGAAGTCGAACCGGTTGTCGTTCCCGGAGCGAGTGGCGAGCGCACCGCCAAAGTCGGCGATCGCGTAGCCGGCCCCGGTGGTCGGGGTGTTCGTCCACTGGACGTTGGCGATGGTGGCGCCGTGAGTGTTGACGGCGGCGATCGCGTCCTCGACGTTCACTCGGCCTCCTTCAGGACGTCGTCGAGGCCGAGCACGAGGACCGAGTCGGCCGCGTCGCCGGAGCGGGCAACGACAGGATCGGCGGACTCTTTGACCGTCCCGTACTCCTTGAAGAACCAGTACCAGGTGGTGACACCGACCCTGGCGGTCATCTCGGCGAAGCGACCATCGCCGGTGTAGTCGGTCCCGACAGAGTCGATCGTGGCGCCCGTGGCGCGGTACGGCTCCATGTGGGTCCGCTGGTACTCCTCCGCCGCGTTCGCCGCGTCGTGGAGGACCTTGGACGCGTCGGCGCCGATCTTGCCGCCCTTGGTGACGATCTCGTCGGCGAACTTGTACAGGTCGGACGAGTCGACTGAGACCGTCATCGGACGTCCGAGACGTTGAGGTTCCGCAGCGCCGGCGTCGTGTCCATCTGGACGGCGGTGATCGCCAGATGAGCGCCGACAAGGCGGGCGTCGCGGGAGGTGGTGATCGTGACCCGGTCGCCCTGGCCGACGTCGACAACGCTCGCCGGGACCTGCACGAGGCCACGCAGCGAGGTCATCAGCTCGGCCGCGTTCTCGAGCAGGCCAGGCGCTGAGACGCCGGTCCCGGTCTCGACGCGACACGCGCCGGACCAGATGACCGACCAGGTCTTGGTGACCAGGTTCGTGGTCGCGTCGAACGCGGTGGCCGTCTGGCGTTCGATGGTGCACGTGTCGGGCAGGTCCGTGCCGGCGAGGACGGCCTCGATGCTGTCCGGAGGCCACCAGCCGACCGCCTCGACGGCGTACGTGGCGCCGGAAGCTGTCAGGGCGTCGCCGGTCGCCAGAAGGTCCTGGGTGGCGTCCTCGAGGTATGCACGGGCCGGCTGCTGGCCTGCGGCGTTCGCGAAAGCGGGGGCGACCCATCCGGAGACCGTCGTCGTCGTGGTGCCGCGGGTGATGACGATGTCGACGACGGAACTGCTCATTGCCCGAGCCATCCGATGCCGTCTGTCGGCTGATAGGTGTAGTCGGAGCTGAAGTCGTAGCCGGGCAGACCGTGGATCGGCGACTCCGGGAAGAGCCCGACCGGGGCAGCGGTGAGCGGAGTCGCGGTGGTGATGTCTGCGAGGTCGTTGAGTTTCTGGATCTCGGAGGGGGTGAAGATGTCAGCGCTGGCGATCGACGCGTTGGGCAGGGTCTGGGTGAGGTCCATGAACGGGCCACGGGTGACCTCGTGGCGGGTGACGCGACGGGCGCCGGTCTGGAGATAGTCGAAGTACCGGAGCCCCGCAGCCCGCAGAATGCGCAGCACGGTCGGGTTGGCGCTGTCGAGCAGGGAGGGGGCGATCCGCGCCAGCTCGCCTTCGACGTCCTCGATCACGATTCGTGACTGGTCTTCGGTCAGACCCTTCACGAACGGTTGCAGGTCGTTGTAGTCGAGCATGGTGGGATCACCCCCCTTCCCGGTCTCGGTGTTACAGGTTGGAGCTGTCGGAACCGGCGGGTACCGGCTCCTCGGGGACCTTCTCCTCGCGGGCCGCGGCGATGGCCGCAACCAGTTCGGGGTTGGTCTTGGCGCCGGCCAGGTCGACGCCTTCGGCCGCGGCGACCTCGGCCAACTGCGCCTTGGTCATCTTGTCCAGGTCATCGATGACGGTCTGGACAACCGTCTCCGGCCCGGGCTCGGCCGGGGCCTCGACCTCGGCCTCGGTGATGTAGCCGATCCCGACGAGATGCGCGAGAACATCCTCGGCGACCCCGTCGGGCACGGCAGCGCCGCGCTCGACGAAGTACATCCGAGAGCCGACGACCAGCTGCACGGCCGGAGCCGTCACCACGTAGTCAGCCATCAGAGCCCGGTGCCGGTGAGGGTGAGCGCCGCATCCGCGCAGCGGACGATGGGCACGTCAGCTTTGCGGATCTGGATCCGGGTCGAGTCGTTCTTCTCGCGGAAGCGAGCGACCTCGACCTGGGACTGGTTGTCCGCGACGCTCGACAGCGCCACGTACTCCAGGGACGGGATGTTCTCGTGGCCGATGCCGCCAAGGTTGTTGGCGTCGACGACCATCGGAACCCACCCGGAGGGCAGGTCGTCGCTGTTCACCCAGTCGACGTCGAGGATGTTCGGCACCCCGCCATTGATCAGCGGGTTGTCCGTCTCGCGGGGCAGCAGTGACAGCAGCGGGGCCGCGACGGTTGCCCACTGGGTGCCGGTGAGGACGACCGAGGTAGCCCGGTAGCCCTTGTGGAGTGCCTTGATCTTGGCCTTCGCCAGCTCGATGCCGGTCACGATGGCCGTGGCCGTCGAGAATGCGGAGCATGCCTGGGTTGCCGTGACGGCGGCGTTGATGACCGACATCGAGGCAGCGTCGAAGTCCATGATGGTCTGGAGGGCGAGGAGCTGGATGCCCCTCTCCACCGGGTCCATCAGTAGACGTCCGACCTCCTCATCGGCGATCTCGGTGCCGAGGCCCTTCTTGAGGGCTGCGACGAGGAGCGCCGAGTCGGCCGGGAGCGCGAGCAGCGGGTACTCGCCGCCGGGCGCGACCGTCTCTGTGGTACCACCCGTGGCGACGCCCTCGACGGGGATGAGGATGGCGCCACCCTGCATCGTCCACTTGCCACGAAGCAGGTAGTGCGACAGGAAGTTGTGGTCCGCGAGGATCTCGGCGAAGCGACGCGCGATCTGAGTCGGCGACTTGAGGAACGCCAGCACCTGCGCGAGGGTGGCGTCTCCGGTGAGCGTAGAACCCGGGATGGGGTACGTGAGCATGAGTGTTCAGGTCCTCTCTCAGATCCGCAGGACCTGGACGGTCTGATCGGCAGCGGTTGCGTGCGTCAGAGTGATGCCGAGCGAGCGCCCGGTCGTGAGCGTCTGCACCTTCCCGAGGGTGGCGTTCTCGATGTTCACGCCAGCCGCGATGGCCGCTGCAGAGATGAACGTGTCGACAGGGCCATCGAGATTGACGATGACCTGGTCGTTGATCGCAGCGTCATGGGCGGCGCTGCCGATCGACTTCGCAGACGCGGCCGCGGTCGCAACACCGACCGTGCGGTCGCCGGTGACCTCGACGGCGTTGCCGCCGACGATGGCCGTGGACGCCGTGAACGTCACGGGCTGTCCCGGCTTGAACTTGAGCAGGTGGTCAGCCATGCTGATCAGCCCTCCTTGTGGGTGTAGAGCGCGGCGTAGTTGGCGTCATCGTCGGACGCCTCGTCGACGCCTCCGGTGAGACCGATCGCTTCGGTCGGGATGACCTGGGCGAGAGCGTTGAGGGTCTCGGCGGCGCCGGGATCCTTGGCGAGCTGGTCGATCCACGCTTCGCGGCGGGCGAACGGGATCCGGCCGGCCTGGACAGCGGCGTCGACGGTGGCGACGCGCTGCGCGGTCAGCTGCTCGGCGCGAGCCTCACGGCCGGCGGTCGCGTCGGTCGTGAGCTGGGCGAGGATGCCCTCGTCGATCGCGACGGTCCCCGCGGGCAACGCCGACGGGGTGTGGGTGTCGGGCTCGGCACGCTCAGTGAGCGCCTCGTCGAGGGCGGCCAACAGGCCAGCCTCGTCAAGGGCGGCGTCGGTGATCCCGAGCCGCTGACGGAGCCCATCGGAAAGTGCGGACATGGAGTCCTCCTCCTGGTGGGTTTCTTGGGGACCCGGCTCGGGAGCGGCCGGGAGATTGTGGGGGACGGCGGCGAGCCGTCCAGGGGCAGGAGCTTCGTCGCGGCCCGCGTAGCGGAACATCGCACGGGCGCCCCTGAGCGCAGCCTTCGCCTTGTCGTTGCTGGCCGGGTCCTCGACAGTCGAGTCGGCCAGGCCTGCGGCGACCGCCTCAGCAGCCGAATACCACGTCTCGTCACGCATCAGGGCCCGCCACTCGTCGACGGTGCCGCCCGCCTTCGCGGCGTAGATCTCGGCGCACGAGTTCGAGTCCCGAGCCAGCCGGGCAGCCATGGCGAGCATCGCCGCCTCGTTGCCAATCTCGATGTTCCAAGCGTCGTGGATCATCAGCTGCGCCCCGATGCCCATCACGAGCTCGTCAGCGGCTGCGGCGATGAATGACGCGGCCGACGCGGCGATCCCGTCGACGACCGCGACGACCTTCGCCGGATGCTGGTCGAGCAGGTTCATGATCGCCATCGCGTCGAACACCTCCCCGCCGGGCGAGTTGACGTGGAGCCGGATCTCGGACGTGTCCGCCGGCAGCACAGCGAGCGCGAGAGCGAACTCCTTCGCGGACACGCCCCAGAAGCCACCCCACGAGTCGATCGGGTCGTACAGGTACAGGGTTGCGATCCCCACGTCGGAGCCGGTGTCAGCCAGCAGCGACGCCCGCGACGTCTCAGTGGGCGGCTGCTCGCCGCGGAAACGGAAGGTCGTGGCCATGTTCATGCTCCTTGGGCGGGCGGTGTGGGGGTCGGCGTGGGTGCGATACGGCTTGTCGCCGGATCCGCAGCTGGAAGGGTGTACCGCTCGCGCAGGAACGTCTCCAGCGGATCGTCAGCCCTCAGCGCCCCGCAGTCGATGAGCATCTTGATGGCCTGCGCCGTGGCGAGCTGCTGAGCGCCGATCTCGTCGAACACGATCCGAGGGGCCGGCTCGTCAGTGCCGAAATTCAGGTCAACGAAGTCCTCGACGATGTGCATCGTGGCGACATCCGCGATGTCGAGGGCGAGCGTCTGCAGCGACTGAACGAAGAACTCGGCGAACGTCTTCCCGAGGGCATACGAACCAGTCGCGTTATCGCCGCCGAGGCTCAGGAAGTTCGCGAGCACGGCGGCGCTGATCTGCTCGTCGTAGTAGCGGATTGGCTTGTCGGAGTCCGGCAGGGTGCCGGTGACGCCCATCAGGGTTAGCTTCGACCCGTTGCGGATCGCAGCACCCGAGTTGTCGCCGGACCGGTAGGCCTGCGCCAGCTTCGCGCCGCCGTCCATCTCGGCCTGGACCGCCTTCTGACGATCCTCCGGCTGCAACCCCTCGTAGTCGGGTTCCGCGCCGGCCTCGTACACGGGGATGCCGAGACCGTTGCGGTCCAAGGTCTGCGCCTGGACGCGGAGGGCGCGGTCCTTCAGCATCCACGGCTTGTACGCCGGGCGAATCAGCGACTGGCCGAGCCAGTTGCCACCTTCGCGCTCGTTCACGTACGCAACCAGCTGGCTGACGGGGATCGCCTCCCCGACGCCGTACTGCCAGATCGCCTCGAGGCCACCGTCACGCGCCACTACGACCCGAGAGATGGTCCGCGGAGGCCGCCAGCCGAGTTTGCGGATGTGCGCGAAGCCGGACGCGTCGATCCGGTACGTCTGCTCGAAGAACGAATGACCGAAGTCGAGCTTCAGCAGCGCGAGCCTCAGGTGATCCGCCCACGAGAACCGGTCCCGGGTCCGAAGCACGGGGCGCGGGGCACCTCCGACGATCGGCAGCCCCAACTCGTCGGCACACGCCTCCACGACGAGCGGCCTGGCCCCGTTCGGGTCGATTCGCCACGTGGTGCGCTGAATCGGGAGTTTGACGGCCTGCAATGAGGACCGGACCGTGGAGTCCTGCCGGCGCATCCGGTCGTACATCGTGACACTGTCAGGCCACCGCAGCTCGACGGTCTCCTCGTGGTCCTGAGGCCACCACATCGTCGCGTTCGCAACAACCAGGCCGATCTCTGTCACGGGCGCGCCAGATGCCATGAGTGCCCCCTTCGAGAGATTCAGAAGTTCATCTGGTCAACCTCGTTGACCGTCGTCTGGCCCGCCGAGACAGTCGGGGCCGTTGCTTGCGTTGTCGTCGTGCTCTGCTTCTGCCACAGCCAGTACGCGCCCTGCGCACCGACCAGCGGCACCGGGTCAGTCCCGCGGGCCCGGCGACGATCGAGGAGCTTGCCGCCCGACTCGGTCGGCTTGAGTTTCGCTTTCGACGCGGGATCGGTGAGCTGCTTCTGTGACGTGTGACGAATCCGGCAGTCCTTGACCGCGTCGAAGAGCAAGCCCCACGAGCTCGTCACGTCCGCCGGCTTCCACGGCACCACCCGGACCCCGGCCCGTTTCAACGCCGGCACCAGGCCGGTCTCTGGGGCCGCTCCGCCCATCTGCACGGCGACCTGCCAGCGCTTACGGTGCGGCTTCGTCGGATCCGTGAACCACTTCGCCAGACCAGCCGTGCCCTCGAGTGTCGCGGAGACCTCCAGCTGCGGCAGGCCATCCTCACGAGTCCCGCACACCGTCACGTACGTCCAGGCGCGGTCCTCAGACACCGTCACGCACGCCGTCGTACGACGCGCCGCGCTCAGCTTCTCCGACTCCAACAACCTGCCGCGCGCATCCCGGACAGCCGCGCACTTCGCGAACGCCCCCACGGGAAAAGGACCGGTCAACGCATCATCCGCCCACTGGCACAGCACCTCGGTCCGGAACTCCCACTCCAGATCCGTCAGCGCCGCCGAGAGGATGGACTGGGGCGAGATCATGTACCCCATCGACGGGTTCGCCTGGGCCCACGCCCGCGGATCCACGACCTCGCACTCCGGAGCCGCCGACCACTCGAAGATCCCGAGGTCGTCGGCCGACTCCTCGAGCTCCTTCAGCTCGTCGCCCCATGCCTCGAAGGCCTCGAGCTCGAGCTCGGCGACAATTCGCGCGAAATCCTCCCGCGACGGCATCTCGTTCGACGCCGGGTCACGTGCACAGATCCCGTCAGGGTCACCCAGACGCTCGTGAGCCTTCTTGCGCAGGAACCGCAACGGCGCCGACGTGATGTCGCCGGCGTTCGACATCGCCCACGTCTGGCCGTTCGGCCGGCCCATCATCGTCTTCGTGATCGCCGACCAGGCTTCCCATGTCTGATGCTCGCGCAGCTCGTCCAGGAGTGTCAGATCGCCAGAGAAACCACGGCCGGCGCGCCCGTTCGCCGCCTTGACCCGGTAGCGGCGCTGATGACGGTTCGCGCGGGTCAGGACCAGCGCCATCTTCCCGTTCGTCCGCACCGTGTGGTGATGCTCGGCCTTCAGGTCCGGCCTGACCGGAAGTGCGGTGTCGTCGTCCATCTCCTCGACGAACGAGACTGCCTGCTCCCACACCGCCTCGGCCGAGTCCAGGTCCTGCGCGGTACCCAGTACCGTCGCCACCTTCAGCACGAACAGGAAGAACAACGCGAGCACGATCGACACGGTGCTCTTGCCGTTCTGGCGGCCTACTAGCACCAAGACCGTCCGGAACCGGAACCGGCCGTTCGGCAGCAGCTCCAACGCGTGAATCAGGAGCCATTCCTGCCACGGGAACAGCGTCAGCAGCAGCACATCCGTCGCGAACTTGATCGCTGCGAACCCCAGCGACGTCTCCGGGGAGAGCTCACGAAGCGGCGGGGTAAAAATGCGAGGCTCAGTGCAGCCGAGCAACCTACCCCGTGGCTTGAGCGGCGAGGGTGAGGACGGCGCCAAGACTGCCACCACGAACCCCACCACCCATCTCAGACTCGATCGGCGCCCCAGACGCCGCAGCACGAGCCGCCGGCGTCAGACCCAGCGCATCCGCGTACTTCAGGTACGTCGCGAGGCTCACGTTGTCGAGCTTGCCCGCCGGATTCAGCCCACTCGCGTCGATCGCGTCCACCGCGGCCGCCAACTTCAGCAGGGCAGCCACCGTGCCCGCATCCGGGCCCGACGTGGCCGACAACGAGGCCTCCTTGAGCGCCAGACGAGTCGCACGCAGCACAGACGGAGTGACTGGCATAGCGACCTCCTCGCACAATCAACAGGTCAAGGGGTGTTCGATTAACCAGCCTCGCTTGCAACCCCGTAAGGGATACCCCCCTACCAGCGAGGCGGGAGCGCCCCTGTGGGGCGTATACCCCCCCTCAGATAGGCCCCCCCGGTAGATCGGGGGGGAGAGAAACCGGGACAGGCTCACTAGGCCGTCCCACAGGAGTGTGGATTTTTCTAAGGTTGTTCGATTGTTCTTCTCGATGGGCCTCTGACTAGGGGTTATGCTGTGCTACTAGGCCGACATAATCGAACACACCCTAAGTGTCCTCAGACATCCCGACTTGCACCCGTGTAGTTCAGGCGCTGGGAGGGGCTTTGAAGGGTACCCCCCCTAGGGTACGTCTCACGCCCGAGGGATACCCCCCCTAGGTAGTGTCCTCTGGGTGTTCGATTATGACTGGCCAGTCGGGGCGGGGACTTGGGGTTCACCCGCTCCGACCAGCCTGCCCCTCCCGCCTAGCGCTCGGGAGGGACGACCGTGGGGCCGCTACCAGTCGACTGACGCGCCAGGTTCGACGACGTCAACGCTGGTGCCTGCTTCGCTGTTGCACCCGCGGTGTGCCGCGCCTCTGATGTTGCTGGCTGTCTCGGCGAGGTGTGGGTAGAGGGCGACGGGTAGCCAGTGGGCGACGGTGAACGCGTAGCGATGGTTGGCGGGCAGGGTGTAGTCGATGGGTTGTTGGCAGTAGCAGCAGGCTTCGCGTTTGGCGCGTTGGGTGGCTGCGAGTTTGCGCCAGCGTCTGGTGGATCGGCCGGCGTGTTTGGCGATGGTGTGGCGAGTCATGTGGACTCGAGCCGTGCGACCTGATCTTGGGCGCTAAGTACGTCGCTGTGATGGTAGACCCGATCCCCGGTCACTGTCGAACCCTCTCGTCTGCTGGCGTGTCGCGGATGGCCCTGACCTGGTCGAGGTCGAACAGTGCGATGCCTTCGCTGGTTGAGGCGATGGGCCGGATCCAGTGTTCCTGCTTCCAGTAGCGCAGCGTTGACCATGGCACGTCGAGTAGTTGCGCGACCTCTTCGCCTCGCAGGTACTGCGCTCCCCCGAGTGCCTTGAGGTCTTCCGCGAACTTGTAGTCCCGCTTGCAGTTCGGGCACAGATACCAAGTCCCGTTGTCCATAGCCTCGAGCAGGGTCCCGAGCCACACGCCGCCATGGTTCGTCCCACACCACAGGTTGCGACACCTGGGCTCGAACACCGGCTTGATCCCGAGGGCCTGTTCGATCTCGGCCCTGAGGGCGTGCAGGTCCTTGGCGAGTTCGGTCGACCACTGCTGCGTGATGAGCCAGGGTGTGGCGGCCTTGAGGGCGCCGAGTAGGTCGGTCAGGTCTGACCAGTAGACGACGGTGGGTGGATGTTCGCCGGCGCCGGTCATCAGTTCGATGGTGATACGCACCCAGAGTCCGATGTGTGGAATGACGCCGTAACGGTCGAGGACGTCGTGGCCGCGCGGGTCTGTTTCTGCCCATTCCTCGACGCCTTTGCGTGCAACGTCGAGCAATGACAAGACCTCCATGGATAGCGGCGGTTTTGATGCGGGTGGGGTGTGTGTGCCGTTGCTGGGGTCTTTGATTCCGGTTTTGACGGCGGGCAGGTCGGCGAACAATGCGGGTATTGCTTCGAGGTCGTCGGCGAGTCGTTCGGCGGCCTTGCTGTCGAGGAAGCTGGTCATCGGGTCTCCTCGGTCGAGAATGCGATTCGTCGTGCGTTGGCGATGGCCTCCGTGCTGGCGAGCGGCTTGGGCACGGCGGGCCGGAACTCGTGCTCGCCGTGCTCGAGCGACGCGAGGACTCCGGCGTGTGTGCCTTGGCGAACGCCGCACACGTCGCACTCGGGTCCGAGCTTGAACGTCCCCGGCATGGACGGCGCAACCTGTGGCCGTGAGAGTGCGGCTCGGGCTCGGTTCGTGTGGTCTCCGTCGAGGGCGAGCACGGCCGGCGTTCGCTGGTCGGATCGCGTGACGGCTATGACGAGGGCTTGCATGGCGAGCACGTCGAGTTCTTGGCAGGGGTGCTTGGCGAGTGCAGCGGCGATGCCGTGGCGGTCCCAGTCGGGGCGGATGCGGGCGACGATCTCGGCTAGATGGCGGCGGTCGCCCTCGGTGGCGACGGGTCCCTCGACGCGGCTCATCGCTCGCCCCGCATGGCATCGCGCGAAGCGCGCGCTATGGCTAGGTCACGATGCCATGCACACCCAGCCATGTTGTCTTTCTCCCTTCCATTCCCTTCCATTCCCTTCCATTCCCTTCCCCCAGTGAATGAGACACGACTGAAGTCGTGAACGGTTCACTGAATGATTCACTGAACGGTTCACTGAATCTCGCCCTCCTCGAACAGGGTCTCGGCGGGCGGCGCGGGCAGGTAAGAGGGCTGCGGGCGGTTGATCTTCTGGTGCTTGCGGTACTTCGGGAACCAGCCGTACGGGACGCCGTCGATGGTGTACAGCTCGACGAGCGGACGGTCAGCACTGGGGGCCTTGGTCGTGACCTCCTTGAGCCAACGGGTCAGCTTCTCTTTGCTGACGTCCTGGTCGATTGGGAACACATAACCGAGGATCGCCTGCTGTGTGGCAACGAATCTTCCCGAGTCGTCAGCCATTGAGATAAGGCCCACGGCGAGCAGTCGAGCCTCTCGCGACATATGCCCGCAGGATGGCCAGAATGACGGCTTGATAGTGCGAATCCGGGCCATTAGTAGGCATCTCCTTGGACTTGAATGGTGATGACGACGCCGCGATAACCGAGGATCGGCAAGAGCTGGCGAGATGCTGCGAGAAAGCGCGGAACAGCGTCGGGATCACGCTCAGCGTCGGGCCCGACCTCGATCCTCAGGGTGCCGACCTTGTCGTCTACCTCGAGGATCGCGACGCCGACCCGGATGCCATCCCTTTCGACCGAGAGGGGTACGAGCAGCTCGTGCTCATCTGCCTCGACGTATTGGCGAGCCTCGTCGAGGCCGATGCGCTCCAGGCGCAGGTAGGTCGGACCTCGCCGGCTGTTGCAGCTGGCGCACGCCACGCGGAGGTTGTCGGCGTCGTGCGTGCCACCCTTCGACCTGGGGATGACGTGGTCGAGTGTGAGCATCCGCTTGAAGTGACCGTCGGGTGGGCTCAGGAGGTAGCGACCGTCCGGTGATCGCTTCCATCCGCTTCGGTAGAGCTCGCTTCCCGAGATGACGGCGCAGCCACAGAGCTGGCAGATCATCCCGTCGCGAGCGATGACCGCGGCCCGGACTTCGGCGGTGATGGGGTTAGTCGTCACGACGCACGCCTCCGGAGCTCAGCCTTCATCTGCGGGTCGCGGATTGCGCCGATGACGGCGTTGAGGCTGGACGCCCCGACGCGTGACGGGAGTTCCGTGACGCTGCACCCGATCTCCAGCAACTCGACGACCTGCATGTGGATGCTCAGCGGCCGTATGAAGTCCACGCCTTGCGGTGTCGCGTCGGGGTCATCGATCGTGTCGTCGTCCCATGCCATCGGCGGCGCCCAGCCGAGCCTCAGCGCCCAGTTGCGGATCTCGTGACGTTGCGGCTTCGGCGGCGGGGTCTTGTCCCATAGCAGGTCGTATGCGGCTGCCATCCCAGCAGCGGTCGCCACGGTGACGCGGGGCCGGTACTTGTTGTGTCGGGGGACGTGGACGCCGGCGGCCTGTTCGATCTCGATACGGGTCCAGCCGAGCCAACTGAGTGCCTGGCTGCGGCGGATCGTGCCGATCGATGAGACGTAGTCGGTCACGCCGCACCGCCGTACTTACGGACGCGGCCCTGTGCCATCGCGAGCTTGTTCGCAGCGTTGTCGCGGATCCGCCCGGCCTGGATGACGCGCGAGATGTCCGAGTCGAGGCGCTTCCACATGCGGGGTGTCCGCGGGATGTTGATGACGGCGTTGTCGTCGGCCGGCCGTGAGCGCCCTACCGCGGTGTCGTACGCGGCTTGTGCCTTGGCGAGGCGTTCGGTCCAGCGGGCCACGCCGGCCTCGGCGTCGGCGAGCCGGTCAGCGTTGGTCCGTGTCGGTTCGGGCTGTTCGGTCGTGCGGTCGGGAAGGATGACGAGGTCGCCGTCACCGGGCCAGATGAACCACTCGATCAGTGGTGGCGGGGACCATCTGCCCCCGGGCGTCGGGTGCGCGTCGCGGTAGACCTGATAGCGCTCGACGAGGAGGCCCATGTACTCCTCGGACGTGATGATCTGGGATAGCGGCTTGTGTCCGGCGGCGGCCCACTCGGCCTGTCCGATGGCAGCCAGCACGACGGGTTCGGTGCTCACGACGCCACGACCAGGAACAGCCACAGCAAGGCGATGGCGAGGGCCAGGAGACGCAGACGCGTACGGCGGGTCATCGCACCCACCCCGCCATCCGACGAGCGGTGACGAGCATCGCGGCGCGGTAGCAGACGCCCGGGTTGACGGGCAGCCCCGGCGCGGGCATGTCGACCTGGTCCAGGTACCGCTTGTAGGCCGCCTCCCATTCAGCCTTGGCGCGCTGTATCGAGTCGAGGATCTCGGCGCCGGTCTTCCCGTTCCAGGTGTCGATCATCGCTTCGCCTCGCCAGCTGCACGGCGTGCCTTGGGTGTCTCGCGGATGAACTCGGTCTCAAGCCACGCGCGGTCCGTGGGTGGCTGCTCAGGCTCGGCCGCCGGCGTCAGCTCGGCGCGTGCCCATGTGCGGAGCCGGTCGGCGAGCTCGACCAGGTGCGGGAGCTTCCCCCCGTGTTCCTCAAGGAATGCGGCGAGCGCAATCGCCTCGCCGGGGGCCAGCGCGAAGTCAGCCACGACGACCCCCGTGGTTCGCGGTATGCACGCGGCCGGATTCAGCGGCCTGGTGCGCGATGTCGTGGCGTTCAGCCCATGCGCAGTCAAGGCAGGTGATGATCCATCCCTCGTCGCGGCCGCGGACGCGGACGATGCGGACCCGGAGGCAGACGTACGGGGCGCGACCTCGCGGCGTGAGGCAGGTGTGGGTTGGGTCTTGCTCAGGGCGCCGGCGGGCGGTGAGTAGGTCCTTCTCCCACTGAGGCAGGTCTTGAGTGGTGAGCGGTTGGGTCATGGCAGGGTCTTTCTCGGGGCGCCGACAGGGGAAGTGGGTGCTAGGCCTCGTCGTCGGGGTCGTCCTCGTCTTCCGCGATCGGCTCGCCGTAGACGCGGAGCAGCTCGGCCTCTGATGCGACGAAGCCGCACGCCTTGAGCGCCTCGTACAGCGGGATCGCGGTAACGCTCAGCGCCGTGCCGGCTTCAAGGTGCATGAACAGCAGCAACGACGCTGCGGGCGGCTTGCCCTGGGTCCAGTCGGCGAGCGCCGTACGGACGGCCTTGTCGTTATTGCACTTCGCGCTCTCGAGCCCGAGCCACAGGCCGAGGCCGTAGGAGGAGACGTAGCCCCAGAGGACGCGCTGCGCGGCCGCGGCCACGATGGCGTCACGGTGTGCCGGGGTCATCTTGCCCGTGAGGTACTCGCGGATCCACGCGTCACGAACGTCGCGAGCGGCCTTCTCCTGGGCGTACAGGGCTTCGTTGGCGGCACGCTTGGCGGCCCACTCGGCATCGCGTGCGGCAGCCGCGTCGACGTCCTCCTCCACCGATTGGGCGGATGGCGTGTAGATCGTGACCGATGCACTCCACGTGCTGCGGGCGAAGACAGCGCCCTCCGGGACTGTGTACTTCGTGAGTTCCTCGAGGTTCACCTGTCGCGCGTAGCGCATACCGACCGGGTATGCGGCTGTGCTCTCGGTTGCGCCGGCGGCGAGCAGGGCCTCGACGAGCGGGGCCTGGTCGGCGCGGAGCTTGCGTGCGTTCTTGGCCTCCTGGACGAGCCGTGCGAAGTCGACCGTCCCGAGCTTGCCCGCGAGCCGCTCCTGGGTCTCCGGATCGTCGGCGAACCCTTCGAGCGCGACGGCGTCGACGAGCGAGCCTTGCCCGTTGTGGATCCGGAACCGTGCGACCTCGGGCAGCGTCAGCAGTTGCAGGCGGCTCTTGATCGTCTTCGCGCCGATCCCGATCGCCTTCGAGATCCCGGCTTCTGTGACGCCGAGGTCGAACAGTCCGCGATACCCCTCAGCCTCCTCGATGGGCGTCAGGTCGGTCCGCTGGAGGTTCTCGACGAGCATGAGCTCGAGCTGCTGCGCTTCGTCGAGGTTGCGGTCGATCGAGACGGGGACCTGGTCGAGCTTGGCGATCTTCGCGGCCGCCAACCTGCGGTGACCGATGACGACGGTGTAGCGGGTGGCGTGGCGGATCTTCCCGTCCTCCTCGACGGTGTCGCTGGTGCCGTTCGGCACGAGGAGCAGGTTCTGCCGGATCCCCTGCGCCTTGATGGACTTGACCAGGTCGCCGAGGTCGCCCAGGTCGTGGCGCGGGTTCAGCGGGTGCGGGTCGATGCGGTCGACGTTGATCATCTGAATCGGGTCGATGCGGTTCGTGGTGGACATGGCGAGTACTCCTAGATGAGTCGGTTTGCGGTGACGTCCGACAGTCGGATCGTCACGCCGGGAACGTCGAGCACGTCCTCCGGGAAGGGGCAGTTGGCGGCCATGTCGGGGTATGTCTGGACGACGTTGAGCAGCACACACTGGCCGTCGTCGGCCCATATCTCGCCGTACGTGAGGCCGTCGAGGACGGCTCGAGCGAGTTTGTCGATGTCGGGCGGCACAGATGGCCAGTCACGGGTGACGGTCTTGGGCCGCTCGAAGGTGAAGGTGAGGTCGACCTGTACCGGGTCGTGGCTGATGAACACGGCGCCGGGGATCTTCTCGACGGCAAGGCGCGCGGCCGCGGCGATCTTGTTACGCCAGGCGTGCAGTTCGGCCTTGTTGCTCGGTTGCACGTTGTGGACGGCGATGATTTTGCCGGTCTTCGACGGACGGCCTCCCCCGCCCACACAGGTCATAGAGCCCTGCGGGACGGGGGTGCCGCGCACCTTGAGGACGATGGCCATGTCAGTCGGTCGGCGGCGTGTAGTCGGGTCCGCGTACGACGTCAGGAGCACCACCGAGGAAGTCGGCTTTCTCCCACATACCCGGAAGGTCGTCGTCCAGGACTTCCCCGTCGTCCTTGGGGTAGCCGCGAAGGATCGCCAACGCCCGGCAGAGCGGGCAACCCGGCTCCCCCTGGCATGTCGGGGTGTGGCCGGTGTAGGTGTACTCCGGGATCCGGTCGAGCTCGAAGATGACGCGGTCGACGTCGGCCTTCGTAACAGCTGGGGGCTCGCTCGGCCCGTACGAGACACCGGTATGGAAGATGCGGCAGGTGTCGCACCAGACGGCGTGCGTCTCGGGAGTGTTCGGCGCGGCCATCAGAACGGCACATCCTCGACCGGCTGGACAACCCGCACGCAGCTTTCGAGGTAGTTGGCCTCCGCCTCGAGGTCGGTCGCCATCACGTGGGCGAGTGAGAGCCACTTGACGAGCAGGTCCTCCGGGATGGACACGACGCGGTCGTGCCACTTCAGGACCCACGGGCAGTCGTGCGTATCGCCTACGGTCTCGTTGACCGCGCGGCACTTCTCGGCCGCCTCGCGGAGGTGGTCAGCCTCCGCGAGCACCGTGCGGGGCTCGTTGGCGATCATCAGTGGCACCCGTTGATGAAGTCGCGCACGTCCTTGGCTGTGCTGAGGTGCCCGTTGAACGCGAGCATGGTCCCGAGTTCGATCGCGGCGTGATCGTGGGTCTCGGGGTGTTTCCGAAGGTCGGAGACGAACGATCCCCACGCGTTCACGGCGTCGCCCTGGTCGACGTACGCGAGGGCACGTTCCTTGCACCAGGCGAGGTGCTCGGCGCGAGTGTCGGCCATCACTCCGCCTCAGACGCGGAGAAGATCGGCTGAACGGCGGCGAGCTTGGTCCGCTGGAGCTTGCCCTCGCGTGCCGGGTCATCATCGGGCCCGGTCGCGTACACCTCGAGGGTCTCGTCCTCTTCGCCGTCGACGCCGGGCAACGCCTCGCCGCCCTCACGGTCGGTGCCGAGCTTGGTCATCAACTTGACCAGGTCAGGGTTGGCGTCCTCGAGCCAGCCGACAGGCTCGATGTGACGCAGGCGGACGATGGCCATCTCGGAGCCGTCCTCGGTCTTGATCTTGATCGTCGGAACGTCGAAGACGACGAGGGCGAACAGGCGTGCGTCCTTGCCTTTGTCTACGAGCTGGTCATTCCAGCCGAGCAAGCCGTTGTGCCGTTCGTCGTTCGGCAACTGGCCGGAGAGTGCGATGGAGTTGGGCATGGTGCCACGGGTCCTTTCGTTGGGTTGGGTGGTGCAGGGGTCACATGACGCGGGCGCTGGCCAGTGCGGCTGCAGCGCCTTCGACGGCGAGCCGGAGAACCTCTTCGCTGACCTTCTTCTTGGCCGCGGCGATGGTGCCCTTCAACTCGTCCCGAAGGATCTCGTCGACGATCTTCTTCAGCGCGTCGCCCATGGTCGGGTTCGATGAGTAACTGTCCCGGCCCGGGAGCTTCATCCACTTGTCGACCTCGACCATCACCATCTCGCGGACGGTCGTGGGCTCGCCCTTCGCGTTGCCGTAGGAGTCGCTCCTCTGGATCGGTCCGGCGAGGACATCAGCGATGACCTCGCGTGCCTTCTCGGACGCGACGTTGCGGATCTCAGACTCGATCGCGGCGCGGATGTCGTAGTTGGAGACGCGGTCGGCGATGACCCGGGCGACGTTGCCGATCAGGTCAGCCGTCGGGAAGAGGTCTCCGGTCTCGGGGTCCTGATCGAACCCCAGGCTTGCCATGTCGATCTCGATGCTCATCTTCATCTCTGCTGCTCCTTTGTGCGTGAAATCAGCCCCGGATTAAGGGCAGAAGGTGGGGCCGGGCCCGGATGCCACCGCTGGCGAGAACAGTGCTTCCCCGCATCGGGCCCGGCCGGTCTTAGTCGGCCTCTTCCTCAGAGACATCGATCGCGTCAGGGTCGAGATGGGCCGCGGCGTCCACCGGATCAGCCATGCCCTCGAGGTTCTCGATCACGATCGCCGCATCCTGGGCCGACAGGTCGTCGGTCGCGTTGACCGGATGCCCGACGAGCTTCGACATGTACTCGTGCTGCTGCTCACGGTTGGCGACGTTGAGTCGCGCGAACAGCCCCTTCACGCGAGCGCGGTCTTCGTACGAGGCCTTGTCTGGGCGACGCTTCGGGGTGACGCGCGGAGCCGGTGCGGCGTCCTCACTGATCTTGCGCAGCTCGGCCGACAGGTCACGCGGCTGGCGGGGGGCGGGGTCGACCGCTTCGGCAGGCTCCTCGACCTCGCCCTCGATCGCGTCAGGATCGGAGTAGGACACCTCGCCGGTGACCGGGTCGACGTACTCGCCGTCCTCTATCTGGCGCTGCTCGGCGATCGCCTCCAGTTCGGGCGGGCGCTCGCCGACGACCATCGCCGTGCGTGTCGTCTCGGCCTGGACGGTGGCGACGGCGCGCAGCTGCTCGCGGCGGTACTCGGCCGACGTCGGCACCCACTTCGCGAGCTGTCGCACGCCCGATTTGAGCCACATCGCGCCCGGGTTCGTGACCCACGGCGAGTGCTCGCCCGCCGAGCCACGCGACGAGAGTTTGATCCGCTTGATGTCGCCCTTGTTCAGCACGACGACCTTGCTAGTCGCCCCGTCACGCATCACCGCATAGGCGTAGACCAGGCGTAACTCGCCGCGGTCCTCGGCGTCCCAGTCGATGACGTGGATCGGGCGCTCGTCGCGGCCGGGCTGGTAAGTGAACACGTCGCTGGTGTAGACGAGTTCGGCGATGACCGAGGAGACGGCGCCGGCGCGATAGATGAGTTCGATGAGCCCCTGGTAGCCGACGATGCCGAGGATCTCGAGCTGGCCCTTCACTGTGCGTGGCGTCAGGTAGAACTCCTCCGTGCCGGGCTCCAGGCCGAGGCGGGCCGCGTTCATCAGGTCGGACAGGAAAACGCCGGGATTGTTGAGGGCGGCGGCTTCGAGTTCGTACATCTGGACCCCGCGGTACTCGATCCGCTTGCCCTTACGGAGCGCGCCTTGGGCGAGCCTCAGCCACTGCTCGGGCTTGATGTGCGACGGGAGCACGGTGGCGAAACTGGCGCCGTAGCGGGCGACGAGTTCGCCGGCGCTCGGCTTCTCGGGCTTGGTGGTGACGGTCATGGTTTCCTCCGGGTTGGTCGTTGTTGGGTCAGAGCTGAGATTCGAAGTCGGCGAGGTTGGCGGCGACACGAGCGGCGTGCTCTTCGTCGGTCTCCTCTTGGAGGTCACGCAAGGCCCATGCGGGCGGGTGGAGCGTGATCAGGTCATCGCCGTAACCGGGCCACTGGCCGGTCTTCTGGCACTCGGCGAACAGTCGGATGGCCTTGGCGAGGCGCTGCTCACCGAGCTCGCGGTAGTACTCGTCGAGCTCGACCACCGCGGTCAGGTACGGGGCGTCCTTGTCCTGGACGATGAAGATCATCCGGTCGGCTTCGCGCCCGACGAGTTCACGCGACAGGCGCCGATACAGGGCGTCCTGGACGTGGTAGCCCATGCGGATTGCCTGAGCGTTGAACACGGTCCGCGGGGAGGCATCGTCGCTGGTCTTGTAGTCGATGCCGCCGATCTCGGCGAGCAGATCGAACTTGCCGCGCAGCCAGACCCCGGTCTCTTCGTCCTGGATGAACCCGGCGATCTCGGCCAGGCCTTCACGGGTCAGGTGTTCACGGGCCAGCGGGTGGCGCATGCACGCCTCGTACATGGCTTCGATCTGGTTGGACTGCTTGCGCAGGATCGGAGTGACGCCGAGCGCACGCCACTCGGCGGCCTTGTCCCGGTAGGCCTTCGTCCGGCGGTCGTCGAAGTCGAGCACGGCGTACGGGGTGCCTCGGCCGAGCACGCGGTAGTGCATCGCTTTGCCGAAGTCCCACACGTCCTTGGTGACCTCGCCGACCGTGAGGCTGTGCTGGTACTTGGCCGGCCCGCCCTCGAGGAGCAGCGTCTTGGATCCGGACTGGGAGAAGCTGCCGCCGGGCACCGGGTCGCGGAAGTAGTCCTCATCGGACAGCGAGTACAGGCCGGGTTCGGTGATCTCGAGCGGCAGGATCTCGGCGTCGATGATGTCGTCGTCTTCGTCCCCGGTCTCGACCTCGCGGCCGGCCATCAGAACGGCGATCTCTTGGCGTGCTTCGCGCAGCTCTCGGCCTTCGTCGTACTCACCGTCGTAGCTCATGCGAGGACGCTTCCGTCCTCGATGACAACCCCGACGCCGGAAGCGTCGCTAACCGTTTCCAACCACACCTGGAAGTCCTGTGCGGCCGCCATCTCGGTGATCAGCGCGAGGTTCTCGGCGTCCAGCAGCGACCCATCGAGGATGCGGATGACGCGGAGCTTCGGGTTGAGGGCCATCGCCATGGCGAGACTGACCCGGATCTGCTCAGCGCTGGACGCCTGCGAGAACGGGACGCCCTGATAGGTGACGCCGTCGCCTTCGTCGTCGAACCCGAGCCCATCGACGGGGAACGCGGCCGCGGCGAGCGCGTCAGCCTTGGTCTTGTCGAGGCTGTCGATCTTCTTGGTGAGGGCCGCGTACTGGCGAAGCAAGTCGGCCTTGCGTGCGGCTTGCTTCGCGATCGCGGCGTTGTGGCGAACGTTCCTGTTCGTCTCCTCGAGGACGTCGAGCTGGGCCTCCATCGCGTCCACGTTGGGCACGATGACGTGGGTCGCGACCATGTTCTTCGCTTCGAGCAGGATGCTTTCCATCTCGGCGAGTTCGTCGCGGAGGCCAGCGATCGCCTCCTCCGTGCTGGTCACCCGCCCCCTCTCGGCGGCCTGGCTGGCGATGAGGTTCTGGGCGCGGCGGATCTTGGTGATGAGGTCGGACGCGGACACCTCCGCGTCGGGCACCTTCACGAGTTTGCCGACGTCACCGATGGCCTTGCTCTGCCGGCCGAGGTCGGTTCGTAGGTCGTAGGCCGCCAGGCGCTGCCGAGCGAGCGCGTCGAGGTCGACGTCGAGGTCTACGAGATCCAGGAGCGCAGTGACCTGCTCACGGCCGCTGAGCCTGGTGAACTCCAACGGATCGAAGCTGAGCCGGCCGACGAGCGCGTCGAGGACGGTCTGCGGGCTGGAGTACTTCGCGCCGTCGGCTGTCTTCACGGTGAGCGTGCTGGTATCGCCCGACCAGGTGCGGGTGACGACCAGGTCGCCGAGGTCGAGGGTCACGGAGGCGTGGTCCTCGCCGTCACGGATCGGGCGGACGGTCCCACGGGATGCGGCCCTGCCGCCGAGGGCGAGCCAGATCGCATCGAGGACGCTGGATTTTCCTTGTGCATTTCTGCCGGTGATGACCTGCACCGTGCCGTCGGGGGTGATCTCGACGGCACGCAACCTCTTGATGTTCGAGGCGGTCAAACGGATGATTTTCATGCCACGGTTCTTTCTTCAGTAACGGGGTTCGGGCGGTTCGGGCGGTTCGTCGCGGTACAGGCGGCCGGTCCACGGGTCGCCCCGCTGGAGGCAGTCCTCGTGTTCGGCCGGGTCGGTGACACGGGTGCGGCAGACGCGGCACCGCATCGGCAGCGGGTTCGGGCGGTTCATCGCAGCCGGGCCCGGGAGTGGTCGACCAGGTTCGGCCGGCACAGGTCGCACTCGTGGCCGCCGCAGTTCTGGCAGGTGTCCGGGGTGACCCGCTCCACTGGCGCCGCGTCTGTGATCCGCATGGCTTCCCGGAGGTCGTCCAGTGCGTGCGAGTCGGCCAGGACGTCGAGGATGCCGGCCATCAGTCAGCATCCACGCTGAAGAGGCCTGCACTGCGGGCGTTCTCGTCCGGGGTCGGCTCGACGTAGCCGGGGTCCGGGACGGCGTCCATGAGCGAGTCACTGAACGCCAGGCACCGGGTCAGCCACTCGCACAGGACCGACGCCGACGCGCGGTCGAGGTCGACGGAGCAAACCGTCCCACCCTCAGCCACGGCGATGTTGACGTGCATCGGGAACGACGAACCCTTGAGGCCGTTCTTTGGGTACGCGACCGGGTCACGGTCGCCGAGCTCGAGCGTCTCGGGCCAGGCGACTCCGGTGCCGATGTCGTACTTCGGGGACATGGTTCACAGCTCCTTGGCGGTGTTGGCGAGCCGCAGGTACTCGGCGTACGTGCCGGGGTGTGCGACCTCGAGAGCGTCGAGGAGCTTGAGGAACAGTCGCGCCGAGACTGTGAGCGTGGGACGTCCGGCGCCACGGGCAGCCTCCGCGATCCGTCGAGGCGTCGGTCCGAGCCCACGGCCCTGAGGGCTGATGAGGTCGAGCACGGCTGCTGCGAGGAGTTGGTCAGGGTTCAGGTTCGGTCCGGTGCTGTCGGTGTTCTGTACTGCCATCATTCGAGTTCTCCAATCGTGTGTGTGAGCCACGCGAGGGTGGCGAGGATGATGAGGACCGCGACGGCGGCCAAGAGGATGAGGCGCTTCATGAGTCGGGATCCTGTTCTGATCGGGCCGGTACGAGCCATCCGGCGTAGATCTCCACGCGGACGGGGCGATCGGGTGCGCGACGCCACTCGGACCACGGCAGGGGGTGTTCGATGCCCCTATCGAGAGCGATCGAGTAGGCGCAGTCTCGAAGGTCGATCCCCGAGTCCTTACACGCTTGCGAGTGGAGGATGTAGACCATCTCCACGTTCGTGATGGCGCGTGCAAGGTGGTCGGTCGGGTGCCGCTTCGCACCAACGAGGCGCTCGATGTCGCTGGCGTCCACGAGGTGGCTCATGACAGGCCTCCGAAGATCCAGCCGAGCCACGCGCAGAGCAGCGTCATGGCAGCGATGGACACGACCAGGACGAACGTCTGCGGCTTGAGCCCGAGGATGCGCAGCGGCTTCGGTGCGACGGCACCAACCCTCTCGGCCATCTCGTGCCATATCCGGACCGACTGCGAATGGTCGGTGTGGACGAGCGGGAGGTACGCCTCGGGGCCGTCCTCGCCGACGATGCTCGGGATGAAGGCCTCACCCCGGTCTTCCCAGGACGGCTGCTCCCACCTCGGGTCGCTCATCGGAACAACCGCCCGAGCGCGTCGAGGAACGCGACACCGGCCGAGCCAGTGAACACGACAGCCACGATGACGGCGAGCCCAGCCAGCACAGCCAGGGCGAGCGTGACGGGCGACCACGACGTCTCGTCAGAGTCACGCGTCACCGGGTGGTCAGAGGGCAGAATCGGCGCACGGCGAGTTTGGGCGGTCATGACAGAGCCGCCTGACCCTTGTCGTACGCGGCGGCGATGACATCCCAGACGTCCTCGATGTCCCACCGGTCCGAACCGGTGCCCGCGAGGACAGTAGAGGCGTAGGACTTCGCGGTAGGCGTGTAGGTGGCCATGTTGTCGTCGAGGTCGTCGAGCGTCGGACGGGCTTGCTTCTCACCCTGGTCGGCGATGCGGCGCAACTGCTGGCCGATGCCGAGCAAGGCGAGAGTCGCTGCGAGGTGGCTCCGATCGGGGTCCAGTGGGGCGTTCAGGAACACCTCCGCGTCGGCGAGGTAGTCGGGGCTGCTCATGACTCGACCTCTGGGGTCGTGAAGTGTGGGTGTTGCCCGGCCATGTGCTGACGCAGGTCCGGGAATGAGCGTTTGCACTCGGGACACACCCCGTTGGCGATCCGGTTCTTGAGCCGCGTCTTCGCGGCCTTCTCACCGCGACGACGAGCTTCGGCAGTCTCGGCCTGGTCACGCCACGACTGGGCTCGCGAGTTCGCCCATCCGAGCTGCTCGCGCAACTTCTCGGCTTCGGACTTGCCGTTGTAGGCACGACCGTGGCCGTTCGGGCAGTAGAACGTCCGGTGGTCTGCGAGGCGTGCCTCCTGGTACTTGGCGCCCAGTCCGAAGACCGTGCCGCATTCGCCGCACGTAACCGGGACGATGGTCGTCTCGGTTGTGATCGTGCGTACGGCGGTCACTTCACACCGCCGATCTCGTCAGCCTTCGCCTTGGCGATCGCCGCACGCACGATCTGGGTGAAGTACTCGACGTCTTGCTCCGTCATCTCGCCGGAGCCGTGGATCAGGACGGGCGTGCCATCGACGTCCACCGTGCGGCAGGTCTCAGGCTCACCCGCACCGTCGAGGACGGCCTGAATGGCCACCAGCAGCCGCTTCCACGTCGCCCGGTGCGCACGTGCCAGGACGAGCCGCTGACGGGCATCTAGACGCTCCTCGCGGGTCGGCGCGTCGCTCGCCTCGTGGATCAGCCGGACGACCTCGTGGCGGGCTGTGCTGAGCTCAGCACGCAGCGGCTTCGCCATGGCAGCCAGCTCGGCCAGGTCGATCGGCTGGGTGCTCATGACGCACGACCGTTACGCGCGCGGTACGCAGCCAGACGACGGGCACCAGCCCGACGATCCCGACGCTCACCAAGCCGCGCCAGCAAGAACACGATGCCCAGCACGGTTGCGAAGATCGCCAGCCCGATCCCGGACCAGGCCAGGAGCGCAAGGAACACGCCCGTGTTCATGCCTTCACGACCTTGCCGGCGACAAGCTTGTACGCCACACCCGGCTTGATCCGCTTACCGTCAACCCGAACCGACTTCACGCCCAGGATGTGACCCCCGTCGTAGTAGCCGTTCTCGCGCTCGACGAGGACGAGCCAGCAACCCTCAGCACCCTTCGCGGTGCAGTCGTAGCCAGCAGCGACGGCGATCGACTCCTTGCCCGACGTCGCAGCCGTGGACTGGTCGCCCGACGTCGCAGCCGTGGACCGGTCGCCCGACGTCGCAGCCGTGGACTGGTCGCCCGACGTCGCAGCCGTGGACCGGTAGCCCGACGTCGCAGCCGTGGACTGGTAGCCCGACGTCGCAGCCGTGGACTGGTAGCCCGACGTCGCAGCCGTGGACTGGTCGCCCGACGTCGCAGCCGTGGACTGGTCGCCCGACGTCGCAGCCGTGGACTGGTCGCCCGACGTCGCAGCCGT